CAAGGGGCACAAGGAGCACAAGGAGCACAGGGTGTTCAAGGAGCAACAGGAAACCAAGGAGCACAAGGAGCACAGGGTGCACAGGGTGTTCAAGGAGCAACAGGAAACCAAGGAGCACAAGGAGCTGCTGGATCTTCAGGATCGAGTGGAACTTCAGGTGCAACAGGAAACCAAGGAGCACAAGGAGCACAGGGTGTTCAAGGAGCAACAGGAAACCAAGGGGCACAAGGAGCACAGGGTGTTCAAGGAGCAACAGGAAACCAAGGAGCACAAGGAGCTGCTGGATCTTCAGGATCGAGTGGAACTTCAGGTGCAACAGGAAACCAAGGAGCACAAGGAGCACAAGGTGTTCAAGGAGCAACAGGAAACCAAGGGGCACAAGGAGCACAGGGTGTTCAAGGAGCAACAGGAAACCAAGGAGCACAAGGTGCACAAGGTGTTCAAGGAGCAACAGGAAACCAAGGAGCACAAGGAGCACAGGGTGTTCAAGGAGCAACAGGAAACCAAGGAGCACAAGGTGCCGGAGGAGCTGCTGGATCTTCAGGATCGAGTGGAACTTCAGGTGCAACAGGAAACCAAGGAGCACAAGGAAACCAAGGAGCACAAGGAGCACAAGGAAATGCAGGAGCGCAAGGAGCACAAGGAAATGCAGGAGCACAGGGAGCACAAGGAAATGCAGGAGCACAGGGGGCACAAGGAAATGCAGGAGCACAAGGGGCACAAGGTGCAGCGGTATCAGTGTCTGGAACCAACAATACAGTAGTTAAATTTACAGGCGCAAGTACAGTAGGAAATAGCCAGATCACGGACGATGGTACTACCGTTACTATGACGGGAAGACTCGGAGTTGGTTCCGGTGTTAGTGTACCAGCAACCAATGGGGTAATTGTTGCAACAAATGATGTAATAGCTTTTGCTTCCTCCGACTCTAGGTTAAAAGATAATAAAACTATTCTGACTAACCCTCTAGATAAAGTTTCTAAACTGAATGGGTACGAGTTCGATTGGATCCCGATGCTTGGAATTCACGAAAATGAAGGACACGATATTGGTTTAATAGCACAAGAGGTTGAAAAAGTACTGCCAGAAATTGTTAAAACTCGTGATAATGGATATAAAGCTATTAGATACGAGAAGATCGTTCCTCTACTAATTGAAGCTATTAAAGAGCTAAGCGCGGAGATAGATAAATTAAAAAGTAAAAAATCATAATTATGACAACACCAGCATCTGGACAAATTTCAATGGACGACGTTAAAGCCGAGGTTGGTTTCGGTAATCCAGTAAAAATGTCAGATTTATACGGTTTAGCTCTTGTGCAGGGCGCGGGCGGATTGATGTATCATAATCTAAATATGTCTCCTGGTAATGCAACAACGGCCAAGGTTGCAATCTATGATCCAAACAATGCAAATCAAAATAGGTCTTTAGATAATTGGTACAACTACGATCAAACTCCAAATATAGTATTAAACTTTGATGTAATAAACCAGGTAGGCACAGGAGACATTATTTTTGAGCTTTATATAGTTGATCCTGACACTGCACCCCCAACGTTTATTCAATTTAACCCCCCTTACACAGGAAACCTGGCACCTGCTGGTGGTAATGTTAGTGAAACAAATTTTGATACGGGAGTGCCCGTTGCGAGCATTGTGCAGGGTTACAAAATCGGGGTGGAAGCTGCTTATGCACCTAATCCTCCACCTCCCCCCACCCCGGCGGTTGCTATAACAGCAGACGTATTTGGAGCTGCGAGTGATACTGATGGTGTAGGTCCTGGTACGTTTAGAAGAGGATTAGGTCCAACCTTCGACACGGACACTCCGCTGCCACAAACAATAATTGTTGACGGAAATACCCCATCCGGGAGAACGGAAATTTTGATTAACAAGAGAACCACTTTTACGTTAACTTTTGTGTAATTCTCCGTTTCTTCCGGTTATGTAAGTTAAAACATTAACGTACTAAAGATCTAGTTTCTTAAAAAGATGAAACTATTTCTAAATTTCTTCTAAAAGTTAAATATGTCTACAATAAAGAACGATATTTTTTACGAGTGGGTGAAAGGTGATTATACCGGAAACCTAGAAAAAATAACTTCTGAAGAGATTGAAAATGGAATAGAGTGGATTAATTTCGAGAGCGGCAGAAGAATAAACAAATCTCTTTTTGGAGAATTTTTACTCATAAATGAAAATGGAGTAAGTTCTATAGAACCTATCGGAAATCTGACAGTGCCAGTAGTTTCTCCAAAGATTCAAGTTCAAGAAGAAAAATTACAAGAAAGTCCAATTTCAATCTTATTAAAGACACAAAAGAAAAGAAAAACAGAAAAGATGGTTTTAGAATTCGATCTAGAATTACCTTCGCCTGAAATACTTTTGATTATGTATGAATCTTTTGGTGAAGATCTTTTTTCTGAAATATATAAGATGAATCTTTCTAATTTTAAAGATTCTTTACCCTCTAAATTTGATGAAGCTATAAAATCTTACTTAAAAATAAAATGAGTATAACAAGAAGACAAAAAAGAGCCTATAAAAAGGCTACCGGAGACCTAAAAAGAAAAAGATCCCAGAGTGTTTCTAACTGGATAGAAGAAGTTAGAAATAATATAAAAGAAGGTCAAAACATGCATCTAGCGTTTGTCGATCATCAGGATAAAATGGTATATGAACAGCTCCAAAAAAAGGAAGAGTCGATCATCGAGTGGCTTCGTGATAAAGGATATAATGAAGATCAAATAAAGACTCACCTCGACTCTTGGTATCAATCTCTAGCGTAAGAATGTTATTTAATTGTGTCTATTCTAGGGATGCAGTTAATATAAATCTCTTTCTAAGAGAAAGAGAAGGTCTTGTTGTCAGCTATATTGATATTACAAATAAGCTCTCTAAAAGAGACGTTTATAACGAAGAGCCCAGTGATGATATAGTAGCCTTTCATGTATTTTCTTCTCTTCGAGAATCTTTATCTCTGGTTCAAGATTCTGAGAATTTGTTTTATGTTCTTAGCTCTACCGAAACTGAGATTATGGAAAATTTAAGAGAATTAATTGAAGAAATTTATCAGAAAGAATTTATTTTCAATCTGTACATACACGAAGGAGAAACCCCCGAGAATGATTCTGTCTTTGATAATATTCTGTATTACAAAAATGAAGAAACACAGAATTTTTAATAAAGGTGATCAGATTCATTGTTTTTTAACTTCATATACGCATCCGAAGATCTTTCTTCCGGTAAAAGCTATTATTAAAGAAACTCAATGGGATACTGTAAATCCTAAGTATCTTATTAAAGTTTTAAAATTTTACGATTCATATCTTTTTCTGAGAAATACTCTTTTTGAAATGAATTTTTCTAATTCTTTTGAAAAGAGAGCTCAACCTCTACCTATAAAAAAGGAAGACTATAAAAGAAACAAAGAGTTGGAAACTCAGATGTCATCTGAAGATCCGCGTTTTTATATAGTAGTAGATTCTATATTGGCGGTAAAGACTTATAATGATCTATCAGATCTTTTTAACAATTTACAATTTTTTCTAATATCAAGAGAGCTTTCTGAATTAAAAGAACTAATGACTAGAACCGTTTATCGAGGTTCTTTTAAAATTGATACTGAAAGAGAATTTTCTATTAGACTCAAGAATGCGTTTGGAGACAAGTCCAAAGATTTAGATATTGATAAATTTTTAGATTCCCTTTAAGGTTTTTCCTTTTGAACTAATCCATCAGGATGTTCAGCCGGTGTATAGATTACATATAACTTTAGATCTTCATCTCCATCATTAATGATGTTATGCTCTGTGCCAGCTGGTATTACTACTGCGTCATTAGTTTTAAATTCAAACTCTTTTCCGTTTAAAACTGCTTTACCAGAACCTGCTTCAACTCTTAAGAATTGATCTCCTTTTTTATGAACTTCGCTACCTATTTCAGTACCTGGTTTGATGCTCATTAAAACAAGTTGGCTATAAGGCCCTGTAAAAAGAACCTTTCTATAGTTTTCGTTTTCAACTGTAGCTGTGTCTATATTTTCAAGCCAATAATCTTCGCTTGATTTTTTTTCTTCATTTAGAAATTCTTCGAATCTTTTGAGCATTTTAACTTCTTTTTTTATATATTAAGATATTATGATAATCAAGTTAGGGGGATATATAAAAAAAATGTCCTAGATGTCGTTAGTTGGAAAGCAAATTAATAGAATTACTGGAAGCGTAGAAGACTTTAACGTAAATGCCGACGATATTAATTTGACTCAGGCTGTTAATGCTCTGAATGCAAATTCAAGCCTTAATTCTTCGTACGATAGTCTTTCAGCTCAGGCTGCTAAATCTTATTATACAAGAGAAAATAGTGATGAGGTAGATAGTTTTACGGTTCCGATTGGAGTTAAAAAACTTCCTCGATCGATTGCAAATACATATGCTCTTTTTCAATACAGAGGTATGTATGGGGCTTTGAATGAAGGATCGGATACACTGGCCAGTTCGTATTCTGATAACGTGAGTGGAGGTGGGTACAGAAGATTAGTAGGTGGTGAACCTGCAGAAAATCCAACAGTTCAACAAATTCTTCAGTTTTTTGGTGATCAATCTGCAGATAAAAGCGGAGCTGGATTTGATGTTTTATATGAACCTCAAGATTTTATTTTCTGTAAATACTACAGAAAAATCCCAAATAACTATCTAGTTACGTTGAGAAGATTTGGATCTCCGGCACCTGATAATATTTATAGCACTGCTGTTAGATATCAACCACAAGATTCTAATGGAAATGTGACCACAAATGGTCCTGCTCCCGCCGAAAATTTTCCGGTAGTTAAAACAACTAAACCTGATATTGCACGAGCGGTAACTTGGATGGGAGAGACAACAGGAAATAAAATAGAAGAACTACTAAAGTTTACGTATGGATTTAACTATAAAGATCAGGAAGGCACATTACAGGCTCACCAGAGACCAAATAACCAGGGTAGTGCTGAACAGTCTCCATTCTGGAATAAAATAGGTGGAGCGGGTAGAGCATTCTATCAACAAGTTTCAGGTGTAAATGCTGCTACTAAATGGAGAAATATCATAGGATCTGAGACAGGCGCTAATGATATTGACTGGTTAGGAACTACCTATGAAAACTATGTATTAGGACCTATCAACGTGATCAACAAAAACACAATTAGAGATACCGGTCTTAAATTTGAGCAGGATATCAAGCTCATATTTGAATATGAAATGAAATCTTTCAATCACATCAATCCTAAAGTTGCTATGCTTGATATGATGGCCAACTTGCTAGTCTTAACATATAATAATGCAAGTTTCTGGGGAGGAGCACACCGTTTCTACGGTAGCAATGGATATTCAATGCCGCCATTTGGTGATTTTTCAAAATTACAAAGAGGTGATATTGGCGGATTTTTAACCAGTGTAGTTAGTAATGTAACTACTAGAGTTAGAGATTCATTTATGGCTAAAGGTAAAGATGGTTCATATAGTCTTGATCCTAAAAAACTTGTGAATCAATTTTTAGGATTCTTGAATAATGTGGCTGGAGACTTTCTCGGGCAATTTGCAATGGATAATTTCGGAGCTGGCCCAGCGGCAGTTGCGCTACCTGCACTTGTTAGCGGAGATCCACATGGATGTTGGCATGTAACAATCGGAAATCCTCTTAATCCTATTGCAATGATCGGAAATTTGCATTTAGAATCTTCAGACTTAACGTTCGGTCCTACTCTGGGTAGAGATGATTTTCCAACTTCGATGAAACTTGAAGTTGATCTTAAACATGCAAAACCTAGAGACAAAACAGATTTTGAAAGTATCTTTAACGCAGGTAAAGGTAGACTTTACGCTACTGGATTTAATCAAGATATTTTGAATATTAAAGGGGTTGATTCCAGAGATAAAAGATCAGGCGGAAGCGGTGATCCCCCAGGACAAAATCCAGGAGGTGCGGGCGGATCTGCAAATACTACAACAACTGGAAATAGTAGAAGAAAAACTCCTTCCAAGGGAGGAATTTCAGGATCAGATCAACCTGCTACTGTTCTTTCAAATGCTCTAAGAAATCCTGCCGGTAGCATCTATCAGATGGGACAAGGATTAAGTGTTCAGAAGCTTAAAAACTATGGAACGGATGTCGGAGAAGTTCTTAACCAAATAAGATTTAGAATTGACTCATGAATTTTAAAGTATTTGACTATAAGCCTACACTGATAGACGAAAACGGCGACGAGTTTTTTGATTTATCGGCTCCTGTATTTGATTATAATTCAGATACAGCAAAGGCACTCGTTTTTGTGAATCAAGAATATAATGGTAGAGCTGACTTGATTGCGTTTGATCAATTCGGAGATGAAGGATATTTAGATAGTATTATGAAAGTAAACAATCTCTACAATCCGTTTGCTGTTGAAGAGGGGCAATTTTTGTTGATTCCTGCGGTAGAATCGGGAAGCCCTTTTTACACAAAACCTGCGCAGGTTCAACTTCCAGCAAATGACACAGCCACAACTCAATATCAGCAGCCTGATCCGAATAACGAAAAAGATAAAAACAGAGTTGAGAGACTAAAACAGATTGCAGCAAAACAATCCAATGGAGTAACTGTACCTCTACCTCCGAATGCTCTTCAGCCCGGAGAAGAGATGTTTAAAAAACAACCTAACAGCACTGTTATTGCTGGAGCTAACATGAATATTAGAACTGATTAATGGCAAGCTCAAAAGAACTTCGAATTTTACAAATAACCAAACCTGAGATAGTTCTAGATCAGATAAAACATGATGATTTAGAAAACAGTACAAATAATAAGTACAACCTCGGTAAAATGTGGGGATTTGTGTTTCCTTTGATTAAGATCAACGGAAAAATGTATACTGATTCTGATATCGACTTTTTTCAGCTTAATGTTTCTGGTTTTTTACCAACTATAACTCTAACTGTGGTCGATCTTCATAATCAATTTAAGAACAGAAACTTTCCGATGGCTGGGGCTGTAATTTCTGTTTTTATTAGAGGTGCTGGAGATGATAAAATATTTAAACCGATAAGAATTGATTTTGATACCGTTTCGATAACTCCATTTGGTGGCGTTCCGGGGAAAGGTACGATGTTCAGAATGACTGGAAAAATGCGGGTTCCTAATCTTTTTAAAGATACTTGCGGGTATTTTTCTGGAACTTCTTTTGAAACCCTATTAGAAATTAGTAAAAAAATGCAACTAGGTTTTTCATCTAATGTCACGGGCACGAGTGATTCTATGAATTGGATAAACCCTACAGATACCACAGCAAGATTTGTACAAGATATAACCTCTTCTGCGTATTTAGATGAAGATAGCTTTTTTGGTTCATATATAGATCCATACTATCTTTTAAATTTTGTAGAGTTAAATAGACTTTATCAAGATACTGCTGATATCGAACAGAGTTTTAATTTTAGCGCATCAGATGTAAGTTCTTATGTAAAGAATGTAGAAGATTCTCAGGGTGAAGCAAACGTGTTAACAAACCATCCAGAAATGCGCGGAACTGCTCGATATCTAGACGCTTACAATTCTTACAATAATACATCTAAAATTACAACGGATCATGGTTATTTTAGATTTGAGCAGCACTATGATGTAGATAATAAAGAATATGTCAATGAATTCGTAGATCCTTTCGCTACAGATGATCCTAATAAAGTTACTTTAAAAGGCAGGGGAGTAGGTTTTTATGATAAAGGATCGCAGGCGGTTCCTGAATTTTCTTTTAAACAGAGAGATTTTAAAACAAAATATCTAGGAAAACAAGGATCAAATATGCATCCTCAGTTTAATTATTCCATCATCTTGAATTATCAAAATCAACTCGAAATTCAGAAATATGGACTAGTTGTAACATTAAACGCTGTAAATCCTGCTCTTCATAGATTTCAAAGGATTTTTGTGATAATTTATGATTTTGGAAGATCACAGACTTCTACTATGGATGAAGAGCTGAATAAAACACAAAATAGAGAACCTAGCGAAGGGGCTCAAAGTACAAACTATAAAACAGGAAATAGCGGAGAATTTGGAGAACAAACTCAATCTCTAAACCAGGCACTAAGTGGATTTTATGTAATATCAGAAATTTCTTATAAGTATGACTCTACTATATCTAGTAATATATCTATGGAGCTTGTTCTTTCGAGAAGAGACTTAATTGCATCTCCATAAAAAGATAAATATATTATGGCATTTGATCCAGAAAGTTTAGGCGCTGCATTTGGCAGAAATCGTGGCTTCAGAGATGCAGCTGTAAAGCAGTTTGTTGACTCTGGTGCTCAAAATAATGTAGGCTTCGGTTATCAGATTGGAGAAGTTCCTCTGAATAAAATAGAAGATCCTACATACTTAGGTTTTTCTTTTGTTTTTGACAAAATGTCTCCACTTTTTAATTTAAGCGATGGAGCTACAGACAACACAGCATATAGTTATCTTTTACACACATATCCAGAAGGTAATCAGTTAAGAGCTAAATACATGAGAGCTTTTGTAGAATCTTTTTTAGCTATTAATGATAGATTCCCTTATTATTTTCAATCGATAGAAGGATTAGATACGATATGGAAAAAAACAACTATGTTCACCGATCCGTATTTCGGGGGAGATGATTCAAAAATATCAGTAGATTGTCTAGAGGCTTTAGATCTTAAAATTACCGGGATCATGGACCTTTATAGAAAAGCTGTATATGATCCGATAAATAGAAGAGTTATTCTTCCTGAAAATTTAAGAGAATTTGATGTAGTAGTTTATGTAAAAGAAATTAGAAAATTTAGAACTTCCGCAAAAAGACTTTCAGACCTTTTAGTAACTACGAATCCTCTAGCTAACACTTTTAATAATGTAGATTTAGATCAAATTCCACCTACTGAATTTAACTCAACCGCTCAGTTTGTAAATGAAAATTCTTCATTCGTTTCTTTTACTCTCAAGTTTTGTGAATTTGTACCAGAAGATTCATCTGCATTTTTAGACAACGTTTCAAACGTCGGTGGAGAATCTGCAAAGCAGAAAATATCTTGGATTTGGAAAGATGTAGAAGAAAACAACAGATATTCAAGTCTAGTTTATTTTGCAAGTAGTTTAGCAGCAAACGGGTTAGGTGCAAATTCTGGAGGTAACGGAAGTAGATGGGCAAACGCTGCAAGAGAATTTGCTAAATCAGTAATTTATCAAGGAATTGGAGCTGCTACTCAAAAACTTGCAAATGTTATTAATCAGGGTCAGCTAGGAAACGTATTTGGATTTAGTCCAAATCAGCTACAGACTCTTCTCGTTTCTCAGAGCATCGATTCTGTAATCAGATCTGCTACAACACCAGAAGAAGATACAGATGAATTAGGAAGGCTTAAAGTTTTTTCAGAAACATTAGAAAGACCGGGTTTGGATGAATTTAATTTGTTCGGAGAGCCCGGCGGAGAGCCTCCTCAATATACGGGAGAAAAAATCTTACCAGATGGAAATCTTCCTACGAATAAAGACGGAAATCAATCTTCGCCACTAAACGGAACTGGAAATCCTTTGGATTCTAATCCAAACCCAATAACTCCCCTGAAACCTGACAACAATTTCCCAACACCTCCGGGACCACAAGCGTTTACGGGTACTAATGTTTTAGAATCTAATCAAAATCCTACCACACCTTTAACTCCAGATAAAGTTTTAGATGCTGCTCAAACTCCTACAAATCGTGATGGATCAGAGCCACCAAAATTAAAAAGAGAACAGATACTTGGCGAGGGTGGAGCACCGGGACCGTTAGCACCTGATAATATTTTCGGATGAGAAAAGAGATAGATCCAATAAATGATAATTTAGCAACCACTAAGTGGGTAGGAGTAGTCGTGAACAATGACGATCCTCTTCGTTTAGGAAGATGTCAGGTTAGAATATTCGGAAAGTTTGATATGAGAGAAGATCCTTTCTCAAATGATAGCCCCTTTATTATTCCAGATGAAAATCTTCCTTGGAGTTATCCAGCTACTTCTACTACTGCTTCATCCGAAACAGGAGGTGCTGGATTTTCTGTTCCAAAAATAAACTCTATAGTTTCCGTAACTTTTGATAATGGAAACCCATACTTTCCAGAATATAATTTTAATCAACACTATTCAGATGAAGTTTTAACTGAAATCCAAAATAGTTATGCAAATGCTCATGTTCTTTGGTATGATGTTGTAACTGAAGGCGGTATGAAAGTTTTCTTTACCGAAGAAAAAGGCTTGGTGTTAGATTATAAAGAAACACAACTAAACGTCAAACCAGATAATTCAATTGTAATTCTAAACCCAAACGGTGATACTGTAACTCTTTCAAATGATGGTAATTTAACTATCAAAACTTCATCTAAAGTAAAGGTTGATTCTCCTTCTATAGAACTAGGTTCCAAAGCAGCAGAAGCGGTGATAAAAGGAAATACATTTCAGGCTTTGTTTAATGCGCATACTCATATCGGAAATCTAGGAGCGCCTACAGGTCCACCGATTATTCCACTAAATGGATCTGAATTAAGTACAGTAACTAAAACCCAATAATTATGCCACTAATACCGAATACATTAGAAACAGTTTTGGCCGAAGCTTTTGATAAAGGAATGCTTGTATTTGCTGAAACAATTAAAAATTCTCCGCCCGGAACAGATGTGAGTGATGATGCCCGTAGATTGGCTGCCAAAACTTTTGCCACTATAGCTTCTACTGCTATTGATGCATATATTAGATCAGCTACTATAATAGTTCCTCCAGGGCAAGTTGTAACTGCGGCTAGTCCCGCAGGCCCGGTTGCTGGATCAACTACCTCTCCTTCAGCTCCCGCAATAATTTCTTAGATTCAAAGATATATAATCTGTACACTTTTAATTTAGACTAAATGCCTATACAAAAAATTCAAATTCTTCGAGACGAAGAAAACCCATTTGACGTAATTGAAACAGAAGTAGAAGTACCAAAAGGAAGTAAAATCCTATCAAATGAACCTTATGTTCTAGATGTACTACACTATTACTTTAAAAATTCTGAAGTATCTTTCAAACCTATCACCGACAATGAAATTATAGATTCAAAAATAATCTATATTTCGGAGTCTTCTATTATTGTAGACATTAACGGAAAAGACAATGCCTACATCGATCTCCTAAAGGAGAAAATGTCTTCAAATGAATTCCGAATTGGAGACACTGTCAAAATTAAAGTTAAAAAAGGCCATAAAGAAGGAAGCATCGAAGCGAGCATTGGTGCAGCTTCTACACAGGGAAAGATCGAGGACTTAGTAAATTCAATCGGTTCTAAAACTGTAGCTTACAAAGCACAAGTTAAAGAACTTATCAACGGTGGATATTATCTAATGATAGACGATATAAAAGTATTTATGCCTGGTTCACTTGCAGGTATGAACAAACTTTCAGATTTTGAAAGAATGCTGGGAAAAGAAATTATTGTAATGCCTGTAAACTTCTCCAAAGAAAGAAATATTGTAGTAGTTTCTCACAGAGAATATTTAAAAACTTTGGTCCCTGTTGCAATTGATAGAGTTAGTGAAAATCCAAATGATCTCAGAGAAGGTACAGTTACCGGAACTTCGGGTTCTGGGATATTTGTAGAGTTTGAAGAATGTCTAACAGGATTGATCACCGTAACCGAAATGGAAAGGTGTAAAACCGATTTCGAGAATGGAAGTATTAAACCTGGGGATTCTATTCAATTTAGAATTAAGCAAATCATTAGTGAGACTAAGATTATTTTAACACAAAAGGAGAGGGAATATAGTCCATGGGATGACATCGAGGATAGATACTCACCCGAAACCAGAATCACTGGAAATGTAGTAAAGAAAGCATCTTACGGTCTCTTTGTTGAAATTGAAAAAGGCATCAATGGTCTTCTTCACTCATCAAACATAAAGGGTGATAATTTTGAAGAAGGAGATTCAATCGATGTAATTATTACCAAGATAGATCCTGTAAATAGAAAAATAACCCTTAGAAGAAAAAGGTAAAGGCTTAATCTCAGGTAAGAAAAAACCTAGCTTCGGCTAGGTTTTTTTGTGTGAGATATATAAAAAAAGTCTACTAATGTGAATTTTACAAGAGAGGAAACCCTTTATAATACTATCATTTCTTACACTTCTGAATTTTATTCGGAATTAGGAATGGATGATGTTAAAGCATTAATTTCATCATCTTTAGGAAGAAAAGTCTATCCTAAAGATTCTTTCCAGTTAACAGAAACTCTGATGCACGATTATCTCAGAATTTCTAAAAATTCAGCAGGAAAGTACTCAATGACCACCGGCTATTTGAGATATTCCGAAGGTCGTTTGTATCTTACAAAAATGTTGAATATGATTGATGAGAATTTCTCAACCGAAAAGGACTGTAGTCTAAATTTCAGTGTAATGTATTCTGCTTATGATCAACCAGGTACTCCTGATATATCAAGATTAGATTCTCTTAAGTTTATTTTAGAATATGATGAAAACGTTCCATACACACATTTCCCAGAGAGAAAAAATGTACTTTATTCAAAGTCTATCAAAAATATTCTTCCTGGCAGCAAATTTTTCACAGAAAGCTCAGCAAACATTTCTTCTAGAAACTACAGCTATCCTTTTCAGCCTTATTTTGCTGTAGATTTTTCTTCTCTAAAAAGAGGCAATCTAACTTTTAGATATATTGGTGGAGAAGATTATCAAAAGAAAGAAGGAATTAGAGAGATTATTGAATATTCTTCTTTAACTCTCTATAGTTGCATCAGAAATCCGTACATTAACGAAAAGAACAAAGCTGAATTAGATAAGATTCTAAGTAAACATCAAGCAATTTCCGATTCTTATTCTTCAGCTACCGATTTTAAAAGGAGTTTTCCTGATATTACTCTGATGGTAAATCTGCAATCAGATAAGAGAGTGATTGATACGATGTATCCTTACATCAGAGATAAAATATACAATCTTCTAATTGAATGCAATTTTCAAAGGGGCTACTTGAACTATGATTCAAATAACGGAAAGCTTCAGATTAAAGATGCAGAGATCAATAATGCATATCTGATTGACAACATAGACATCTTTGATTCGAAAATAGAAGGTACCATTTCGAATTGTGATATATTTCAATCTGAAATCAAAGAATCTGAAATTTTTAGATGTAACTTGTTTGATAGATCTAAAGCTATTAATTGCTACCTATACAATTCTTATGTGAACGGAAATAGCATACTCAATGAATCTACAGTAGAAGGTGATCTTGGTATATTTTCGGGGAAGATGAAAGATGGAGTTTTTGTCTCTGGAAAAATAACTCAAAGTGCTAATCTATCTGATACCACTAAAGTAATCTCATACCAAAAAATAAGCTAACACATGGCAAACATGACACCTGAACAAGTTAGATGTACTGATGAATTAGTAAAAATGATTCAGCAAGAAGTTACAGTAGCTTGTCAAATTCCCATTACTATACCGAAGCAAGAAATTCTTCGAATTATTGATAGAGCCAAGAAATGGTTCTACAAAAATTATGAATACTCTGTACAAGAAAAATACTATGCAGTAGATGCTACAGCATTTTCAACTACTGCGTTTAAAAGAAGCGGAGAAATTTTCATGCCGGAAAATGTATTTGCTGTAAATGCTGTATATCAGATAGGCGAATTTAGCGGAGAAGATGGAGGATTTGGAGGTTATAGTTTTAACGGTTTAGATCCTGATTTTGCTCTTGATAAATGGGTTTATGGAAATGTCTATGGCTCTGGTATTGGATCTGAAAATTTGATGTATTATGTAATTAATGCAATGTTCATCGACTTAGCTAGATTTACTTTACAGCAGATGATGTCTTACAATTACAACTATCTGAATTATAAGTTTAGATTTATGGGACAGCTGCCAACTAATACATGTATTTTTCTGGTATATGAAAAAATTGATGATTGCGCTCTATTTTCAGAAGAGATTTTTATCAGATATTGTGTAGCAGAAACCAAGTTGCAATTGGCCAGAATTACAGGTACTTTTAATTTCAACTTACCAGGAAATGTTACTATCAACTATTCCGAAATAAGAAGTGAGGCAACTGATGAAATTTCGTCAATTAAAGAAGAAATAAAAGGCGATGAAGGGGTAGATTACTTCTTTACAGACTAAGAAAAATATAATATCATAATATATAAACCATGCCAGATATCTATACTAGAACTGATGACATGCTCAATTACCAACCGGATTTGTTGGAAGTAGATGATGATATTTCATTATTGATTTTACAGCTTGAAAACTTGTTGTTTACTGAGCCTCGTCGAGTTTTAGGATCTTCTAATTTTGGCATTGATCTAGAAGGATTGCTTTTTAATTTGATGTTGAATGAATCTTATATTCAAGGAAGAATAACCACTGCAATTGGAAACTTTTGCCCCTTAAGAGAGACTTATCAAATTGATGTAAGGGTAAATTTCTACTCTGGAGAAGTTTCTGACATAGGAGAAGTTTTGATAACTGTAGATGGTAGAAAAGTATTTTCAGTTTTAGTATAAAAAAAAGAGATAAATGAACTTCTTAAATAAAAATAGAATTAAGGCTCTTCAGATTTATCAGGATGCTTTTAATTATCTTTCGGATATTTACAATCAATCCAGAAATGTGTTTACGCCTGCTTCTCCTTTCGGGCAGCTATTAACAGTGACTGCAAACTTAGGAGAAATGATTTTCTTTTATATAGAAGCTGCTATCACTGAATTAAATATTGCTCGTGCAAAAAACGTTGAATCTGTTTATGGTCTAGCAAGACTTACCGGTCACAATGCAACTAGAGGTATTTCTGCAGAGGGGAAGTTAGGATTGAAATTGAAAACTGATGCAGCAGATAATATCACCGGAAACTACTTGTCAATAGTTAATAAAACTCGTCTTTCATGTTCAGTTAATGGATTGGAGTATTTTTTCGAGTTTTACAAAGATGAGTTTATCATTGATAAAACTGATACAACTATACATTACGCAAAAATATTTCAAGGAAAGACTGAATTTCAAATTTTTACAGGAAATGGTCAGCCTCTACAAAGCTACTCAGTATCTACCGGTGGAGCGGTAGACAATTACATGGTAAAAGTTACGGTAAACGGAAGACTTTACAAAGTTACGGAATCTCTCTATGACATGAATCAGAATGAGGAAATGTGTCTTGCAAAAACCGGAATAAGCGGAGGTCTTGATATTTATTTTGGAAATGGATATTTTGGAGCAATTCCACTAGAAGGAAGTTCTATTCAAATCGAATATGTAAGAACTGCAGGTTCGGCGGGCAACATTGGTGGTAGTGATGACATAACATTTCAATTCTTAGATGAAGGAAAGGATGAATTTGGAAACCCAGTTGATCTTACTGCTCTTTTAGACGTAATTATAGTTTCTCCCCCTTCATTTGGTTCAAACACAGAAAATCCGGACTTTACTAGACTGATTGCACCAAAGGCGAGTAAATCTTTTGTTCTTGCTAATCCTGATGCTTATGTGTATTTTCTAAAAAAGTACACATATTTTTCGTTCGTAGATGCCTTCAATACCAAAGACGATGAATATATCAATGACGATAATATTATCTACTTAAGTTTGCTTCCGGATATCACAAGAAAACTAACTTCAGACGTTGATTATTTTACTTTACCCGAAGAAGAATTTACACTGACGGAAAGCGAAAAGTTGATGGTTAATGATATTTTAGACAGAAGTGGTCAAATGTTGATCACGGCTGAGAATAGAATTATAGATATAGCTATCAAGAGATATGCAATTAGTATAGTGTTACGTTATTTTGATGATGCAGATAAGAGTGAAATAAGATCTAATATCAGAAAAATCTTAAATGAATATTTCATAAACGTAAAACGCAGAGACAGAATACCAAGATCTGACGTAATTTCATTGATTGAAGAAGTTTCAGGCGTAGATTCTGTAAATGTATTCTTCATTTCAGAAGAAAATGAAAAAGCAGTTAGAGATGGATATTACATCGTACCTGTTTATGGATATGATCCTATCACACAACAGAGAACTCTTATAGAAAATAAGAAGGTTGTTTTGCAACCCGGAGAAGATCCAGGTCTCGGTTTAGATGAGTTTGGTGATATTATGATAGGAGATAGAGAACTTTCCATCATTAGAGGGGGTTGGTACGACAGAAATAATAATTATTTTGAAGTCTATCCAGATTCTGATAAGATGTCATCTTTAAATGTTTTCTTTAAAGAATCTATCAAATCAGATCTTTACAACAAGATTCAGCAACAGAATATGAATCAAATCAGAAGAAAGGCTGTAATGAATAATACTACTGAAGTTGGATCTACTCTTCTTAATCAAACTACTCAAACCAAATTAGAAAATCCAATTTCTAATATCAAAAACGGAATAACACGATGAACATTATAGATACTGAAGATCATAACAGAGGAATTAGTGTTTATGATGCTACATGGGAAAGTGGGAATCAGTTGAAAAACACGGGGTACGATTATAGCAAAACTTTATATTCAAAGAATGCTTCTACATATCTCTTTAGAAATCCTAGAGTAGCTAGATATATTTCTTATCTAAACGATATCATTTTTGAATATGTCGAGACCGTTAAGAAGATAAGAGTTTATTACAACTACACGGTTAAAAAAGATTATAGAAAAATTAACTAATGAGATATCAACATTTAGCATTTTTTAATAAAAATGGAAATGTTCAAGACTTTTCCTATGACTCCGCGACTCAGATATGGAGCGGGATAGTCTTTATCCCTAAGGTTTCTGTTGATCTTTTTGAAGTTGCTCAGATTTATATTCTAGAGCAAATGTTTAATCAAAATAATCAGTTAGTTTATGGGTTTCCGCACGATTTGGATTCTGCAAATTCTGCAACTGAAGGTTGGATTTTAGAATGGGAAAAGGAGACGCCGACTGATATCTTCTTATTCTCATACGATATCGAGCAAGAGAAACCACTTTTACAGAAGGTTGATTATGCTACGGTTTCTCTAGACTACGATCCTAATCAAACTATTGATTCTAGTGGATATCTGCATACTGATCTAGTTACAAATAGTGCATTACAAATAAATGTTGCCCTTTCGTCTTCTACTGAAAATATCTTTGTTAGAAAGCTTCTAATTAAAGATAGAAGCCAGGATTATACAGTAGCTGAAATTTTGTTCTATGGAGAAACTGAAGGTGAAGATGAAAGATTAAAAGTAATGACTGAGAATATGGGATATCCTATATTTCCCGGCGATACTGCAATTTTTAGAAATACTGATATAAACGAAAGAGCTGTAGACTTTATAGAAATAAACAGAAAAAGAAAAGAGATTATGCTCGAAGGGCATAATATCTTTCCGTATACAGGATCTTATAAAGCTCTAATAAATGCTATCAAATTCTATGGATATGAAAATATCTACATGAAAGAATACTGGCAGGATCTAGATCCAAATTCTAGAATGTTTGGAAAATACATACAGACAAATCCTATTCAGCTTCTACAGCCTACAGCTAAATTTAACGATCCTAATATCAAAGTTCCGAGTAAGTCTTTAAGAAAGACTGGTAAGTTTGGTCTTTTTTATTCTATAAACGAAATTGTTCCTGATCAATATGATGATTATGGATTGCCTGTAACTGCTGAAGAATTCTCTTATACTTTAGAAGAAGCTCTTATTAAGCTATACGGTCTAAAGATTAAATTACAGAAATACTATCTTCCTCTAAATGCTAAGATTGTAGACATTACGGGAGAAGCTGATTATTTTTCTAAAAATTCTATAACTACTCAAATAGAAAAGAATGAAACATTTTCTATTCTTGCGGGGTTTGATACCGACTTCGAAATTCTTCCTCATACTGTAGTATTTTTAGAAGATTTGAGAACTATAGAAGATTTAGAGTTTCCTAAATATACTCCGTACGACATACCTCAAAACATTCTGGTAGGGCCTCTTGGGGACCCCGTGTTGATAGGGTCTTCCGAGGTAGGAGGTCCATATTTCATCGGAGCTTCAAGCTTTCTAAGCATACAAGATAAGAATAGTCCGCTTGGACCACCCGTTGACGGAAAGGATTTTACTCTTGGAGAGCTTTCTGATATCTTCTTAGCATATTTTTCTAGATATGCGCCGGGTATTTCAACTATTGCACAGTTAGGTGACAATGAAAATGTTCCAGTCGGAGCTCCAATCGTTCTTAAAAATACAAGCTTTTCTGATACAACTTGGAATAGTGTAGACTCTAATTGGAATCAGCTTGATACTATTTCAGGATCTATCATATTTAGTTGGATTTATTTGCAGTATAGAAATTCGGCTGAAATAGAATGGACAATTAGTAAAGATGCCGACAGTGTGTCTCCAGCTTATTATAATGTGATTAGAGGTCCCATTGAAGAATATGATCAAACTGCCGTGGTTCTGCCTTATGTTGGTGAATACTATGTAGAAATGAGAATTTACGACTTCTATAACAATATCTCATCAAGCGTAGAAACTACTGCAGTTACAGTTCGTCCAAAGAATGTTGATTTTTGCGGATATTACGCAGAAAGAAAAAAGAGTTATACGTGGTCTAGTGAGGGATCTTATTCTTTAGAGGACTATGCTTCGAATTGGTCTCTTCCTTTATCTCCTAACTCAGGAGTTAGTGAATATTTGATGTCCTTTGACTCCTTAGACAGAGCTAATTATGCTACAAATAATTTTCAAGATACTATAAATTCAGAAGTTTTAACATATCAAGATAGTGGAGAGCAAAGCTTTTCGGGTCCTTATTTTTGGGACTATATGACCAAAGGTAACTGGGAAAAAACTTCTCATTTATGGTGGGATAGTACAGAAGTTACTGGGGATACTCCAGCATTTTTTGAAATTTTAGAAATTCCTGCATCTCCTTTTGTTTTAACTATAGAAAATACAAAGGGGTTTTTTGATCTTTTTATTGAGACTGAGGTGCAAAATCTTACAGATTTTGTTGACTTTATGAATAGTGCAACAGCAGATCCTTTTTCGAGATACATCTATAATCTGGTTACAAGTGAAGATAGATCTATTCAATATGTTCAAGCTGTTGCAAAATACAACTCATCTTCTTATGGAGATTTTATTTCGGTTAGTGGCTATCAAGTAAATGCTGTTTCGAATGAAGTTTTAATCGGAAGAACAGGTCAGTCGAATATTACAAATCCAACTTGGAACTCTGCGAATCCTATTTATAATGCAGAAACCTTGCAGCTGTTGACTTATGTAACTTTTAGCTACAATAACTGTGAAATAATGGGAAAAGTAGATGAAAAGTCTGCTTGGATTCTAAAAAATAATAGCAATCCAAATTTTAGTGATATATATTTAAACAGCAAATATTTTACGTATATGTTCGACACACCAGGTAATTATACCCTGCAATTGAACATAGAAGACAACAACCAAAACAAATACACAAGAGAAAAAAACATTCTCATAATAAAATAAAAAACAATGGCTATTAGCGTAACTGAAATCCTCGGAACAGACTCTCTAGCAGGGTCTAGAATTGTTATTAATGACAATTTTAATATTCTTGCTGAAGAGATTAATTTGATGGAAGTATATTTTAATCCTACTGCTGGAACATTAGCAGGATTAAATAGCACTACCACGAACACCCTTAAAGTTGGACTGTCAACTGTCAAGCTTGAAATTACTTCAAGCGCATTCAACATTATCAGCGATGTGAGCCTGATAGGTAATCTAAATCTAGAAGGTAATCTTCTTAGAAATAATATAGATCCTGACATTTACAGCGATACTACACTGGCACCTAGCTATACAGCAAACATTGGAAGTACCACGGCGGTTCCAGAATATTTGTTATTTAAAGTTCATAATTCTCTTTCGAGTGCAGTTACTCTCAGTCTTTTTGCTGGAGAAATAGGTCAAGAGATTATCTTCCAATACGATAATAGCAACACAGGAGATGTTAACATTATTGAAGGTACCGGTTCTACTTTTTCTCTAGAAGGAAATGCTTCTACTATTACTTTGAATGGATTAGGTCAAACTGTGCATCTATTCTCAACAACTGATTCTTCAGGTAACCCTCTTTGGATTATTATCGGAGGAGCGGGATATACTCTTTCGTAAAATATGGCAACAACACCAGTAATAAGAACACCGCAGGCGCAGGGAGGTACTTTTTATACCTTTACTTCTGCGTCTAGAGATTTATCGAAAACACTTACGAATGATAATTTAAAGTTCGTGTTTTCTAAATATGTTCTCTTGAATCTTCCTGATTTTAATAGTTTAGATTTTTCTACCTTTGGTAGCTATAATAACTATATGCAATTCGATACAGTCGATGGTTCTATTTTTGCTGGAGGTTTATCGCCCGATAGAAACATAGACTGGGCACAAGGGCTTCAGAATTATGCATTGAATATAGAAAGTTTAATTCTAGACGATGCAAGTTATGATTCTACTCAAAAAAGAAGCGTAGCAGAAAGAGTATTTTTCAAATGGTTGAAGGAGACTGGAGCTATTAGATTTAGAGATGCTAATACTACTTCGGAGGCTAGTCCTGCTCTTACTACACCTAGATTTGTAGAAGAAGATGAAAAGTTGACAGGATCTGTTCAATATCAGAAAGTCGTACAGTACATAGGAGACATCGACGTTATTAACAACGTAGATAAAGCAGGAGACAGTTATACTGAAGTTTACCTTTATGTCCCTACTCAAGTTGGAAAAACTCCGGTTGTTCTTTTTTCTGCATTAGAAGATACGAACTATGAGCCTTCTATGATTATTCAAGGAAATGGAGAATTTGATCTAGGGAGAAACGTTTCCTCAGTTCACCCGGAAGGTTTGACTTTCAGGGCATTTTATGACGTTGATGGTCAAGTAGATTATACAGATGCAGACGCAGATTGGATGGATAATCCCTACCCACAAGCTGTAACTAATGCATATTTTACAGAACCTTCGACTTTTGCCGATTCTTCAAATGCCGATATTCAAAAATACCCAGCAGATTATGATAATCCTTCTGGATTCAATGGCGTTGCATACAGAAGATCAAAACTGGATGGGATTAGTGTAGACTTCAATCCTAACGATTATGCAACAATAGTAAATGACTCTACAGTTTCTACTATTGCACAATATAATGGTTCTGATTATTCTTCAAACTTTGAATTTAATGCAGTTCTAGTATATTATGATTTATATGATGTAAATGATCAAGAAAATGGAGCTACTAATTTATACGGAATCTTGTTACTGGATAATATCACTCCGACTTTAGAAGGTGGATTTATTCAAAGATCACAAAAGTTCAAGCCTAACAAGGTAACTGGTGAAAATGGAAACTCTTATGGGTTCAAACTGAACCTTAGATTTGATGCATCTTTAAACACCCAGGGTGTTAGTAGCATCGTAAATGAATATAATAACTTTTCAACAGGTCAGTTTACAGAAGCAGTTGCTCTGTTACAACAGTCTGTTAAGTTTTTTGAGAGACAACAAGTTAAATTTATAGATCTAGAATCTAAAATCAATACTTCTTATTCTGCTGCAACTGACAATACTGCAAGAATTTTATCTTTGCAAGCCGAAGTAGATGCACTAGAAACTGCTCTTCAGAATGCAAGATTAGCATTCTCTTCGAGCACAGCTCTTTTAGATATGATTGCTGCGAATTCTAAAGCAATATCAGATATTGTTGCTGGTAAGATTAATATAAACTTACAGTATAACACTGATGTTTTAAGTGAAGGCCCTGGAATTGTTCTTGATAAATCGGTTCCGAATAAGATCAAAATTACGCAAAAGACTCAAGCTTATGTGATTGACGAATCTTTTGATAAAAACTCAAACCCAATAACACCTTCTTCGCCTTTAAGTCTAAATATAACTTCACCTGAAGTTTATTTCAGACTAACTGATTTTACGAATATGTGCAGAATCTACACCACAGATACCGCACTCGGAGATTTACAAATTTATATCAATGATTCTTCTGCACTTTTTAAGAAGTATCAAACAGTTAAAGTAGTTTTCCCTACCACATTATCAATAGGATCTAGAAATATTGTGATTTACACAGATGCACTTAACAGAAAAGGTACTGGAGTCTATGGTGTGCAAGTTGGAACTATTTCTAACCAAGATATTAGCAACAAACCTATTTTTGAGATTATATGCTCCGATCCTGACGCATATACTTTTGAAATAGATATACTAAGATAAATATACATATGTCTGAGAATTCAATATCAACCCTACTACCACAGCTGTTAAGACTTTATCAGAACTCTATCAGTTCCTATGAAGCGATGACGGGTGCAGTTACGGGAAATGAGGAGACCGTTAATATTGACGTAATAGAAAATGACAACACTATTACAAAACTACCAGTTCCTACATTTGGGTATCTGAAGAATGAAATTCAAAGACTGGAGAGAAATATAGCAACTCTTACTAACTACGATTCTGCATCGAATAGCAGTATTCTGCTACCTGATGGGTCTGTTAGAAGTATTATTCTTCAAAAACTTGAAGCAGAAGCTTCAGATTTGACAAGCATCAATAGTGTTACAAATTTTTCTGTCAAGCAGAATTATTTCTTTGATGATTTTATGACGCCTCTTTTATATGTGAGCTTTGATTTAACGAATCAAATTTCTCCAAATACAGAAGAAGCCGTCCTGAGTATCTTCTATATGACTATTGATTCTCAAGATAAATTGAACTATTTTAATTCCGAATTAAAGGGTTCGAGCATTTTGGAATATGATTCGTTTAAGTCTGCTTTAGATGATAGAGGAATTTCATATTTAGAAGAAACTGAAGTCAAAGCAATATCGCCAAGAAATAATAGATATTACGGAACTTTTGATGTAAATGATATATCTTCTTCTACTGTTACACAGCTTATAAATGGCGTAAACACTACGGTAGTCTTAAAGACTTATCGCTTGAATAAGTTGACTTATTCTGATTCCGATTCTCCTTTCACAGACACTCAAAGTATTAAGATTGGTGATAGCTTGGTGATTAATCAAGATCCTATTAGTACAAGATATGAAGTGGTAAGTGTGGATTCAGGGACGAATTCTGTGACATTAAAGTTACTAGAAGGTAATTCTCCTATTACTATTGGTTCTGAGATTTTTAAAATTTACAAGAGTCCAGAAAGTACAGTTTCTTTAGACTTGAATGTAGGATACGGAGAATACTTAGCAGTATTCATTAAACCTGTAGATCCTAATTCAAGAATACCAGCGATTAACTGGTCTCCAGGTTCGGCTTTCTTTACGAACGATTTGACGATTACTCTTTCGAGTGGAGAAGTAAAACCTCTTTATAATTATTACAGAGAATTTGTTACAGATTTTGGTGCTTATATTTTAGGTCTAGCTGTTGATAAAATTCCTACATCATCTCAAGCAATCACTCCTGATTCTCCCGTTCTGAATTCTTCAGATTTTAAAGTAGTTCAAATTAATCAACAAATCACTAACAAGAGAGAAGTTGCAGAGATTGAAGACTTGAATAAACAGAAGAATACCCTATCATCTGAGATTAAAGAGCTTGACAATGCAATTGCGGCAAAGAGAAGCGAAATAGCAAATAAAAATTATAAGAATTCGGTTGAAAGAGATGCTGATAAAAATCAGCTAGATGGTCTTGTAACTCAAAGATCTACAAAAGCGGATTTATATTCATCTATTGTTAAGAGCATAGATGCCAAAGCCACAGATGCAGGTTTAACTGCAGCAGATCCAAAATATCGGGTTAGAGGATTCTTTCCTCTTCCTTCACCTAAAGTTTCTAATGAAACTGGGGCTCAACAGATTGTACAGTTTCTTATTGAATATAAATATCTGAATACTGATGGCTCTGCTAATCCAGTAGATACTTTCAATTTTCAAGATGGAAATTCAGAAGCAAGCGGCGCTTTTTCAAACTGGGTAGAAGTTTACGGTCCAGTAAGACCTAGAGTTTACAATGCGAGTTCTCAGAAATATCAATGGGCAACTATTCTTACACAAGATTCAGATACTATCAATATTAATCAGGTTGATATTCCTATTACTAAAGGAGAACAAGTTGAAATTAGAGTACGAAGCGTTTCGGAAGCAGGTTGGCCTTCAAATCCAGCTCTTTCCGATTATTCTGAATCAGTTATTATTTCATTCCCAACTGAAATCAATACTGACAATACTCTGAATGACATTATCAAACAGAATCAAGAGTCTTTAGCTGCTGTAAAACTGCAAGAAGCTATTAATTCAAAAGGAATTGATCAACATTTATCAAGTTCTTTTACAGCTAACGAGAAGTATTTTGCACACGATGCTACTGTTATTTCTTCAGGATTCGTATCTGGTAATCAAACTCCAATAGATCTTTTCACGAAGCTGAATCAGTTACAAAATGAAATTACTAGTCTTCAACAAGTAATAGCTGGAATCGGTGGAGAACTTGCAGTTTCTATTATCGATGATCAGGGGGTTGAAACTGCATTGGTTAAAGATCAACTAAATACGTTCTTTGCCGGATATTACGCAGATGCAGTAAACGGACTAAGTATCAAGAAAGGTGCTATAGTTACTAAAACTTACTTCATTAATATCAAGAATACCAATCAAAATCCATTAGAACTTATTTCTAAGATCTTTGGTAGCTCTGACAGAAAAGTTAGAGAATCAGAAGATCCTTCTGCTTCTTCATCTTCTAGCACGATTCTTCCTGCGATTTATGAGTATTTAGACAATTTTAATACTTATGTAAGTTCAGATTCTACATATAATACTCTGTATAAATATGACTTGGTTCCTCTATTGTTAACAAGTCCTGATGTAACTTCATCAGATCCATATACTCAGATAGAATCTTTAGCTCCATATCAGTCTTCTCAAGTAAAATCTCAGTTCATTTACTCTAGATATTATGATGTTGCAGGAGAAGAAAAATTCTATCAAAGCGTAGAACCAGGAACTACTACTCCAATTTACAATTTAGATGATGCAGAAAATTTTTACGGAAGACTTTCATATGAAACTTCGTTAGGAGCCAGCTTTATCTTCGGGGGTTCTTTTGCATACGATGTAGTTACCGGTAAGTTTCTTCCTACCACTTCAACTACTTTTTATAATAACGATGACAATACAATAGAAATTCATACTTCGCATCCTTCTTTAGCTAGACTGAATACATTTAAAAGCTTTTATGAGAGCATAACACAGGACACTGGAACTGGTAGTGGAGTTGGAGTTACTATTCCTTCAGAATCTGATCTTTTCACCGCAGGTTACGATCTTTATGTTGCAAATGAACGGGTAGATAGCGGAACATATTTGGGTAGAAGAACTATATTTCCAGTAATTAGAAATTCAAAGTATGCTCCTCTAAGTGCCTCAAGTGCTTATACCAAATCTCAAAATATGTATATTTTTGAAGAAGTTGCTAATATGGGAACTTCTCAAACATATAATATAACGGGCAGTCCTACTCTTATTGATACAAGTTTACATATCACTAATGCTTCTACTAATACCGGTGATGGTTTAGGTGGAGTTGACTTTCAGAGAGGCGCTAAAATGTCTTTTGAAAGCGACGATCAGTATCTGTTAGGCAAAAAGAGCTGCGGTTCTTATCTTTTCATTTCTACCGATATTCATAGCAGTATTTGCGTAGATGGTAAAGCTTCAACTTCAACTAAAAAGATTTTAAACGGAACTAACAATTCAATCAAAGTTCCTGTAGTTTTCCAATATCGAATGACAGATTTTTACGGCTCTGGAACAAGTGGCTTAGGAAACATCGGAGGTGATTCTACAGGAAGCACTACAAATCTTACATATACCAAGAGGATAGGTTTTGATATTTTGATCAAAGACGGAACAGTTTATTCTTATGACTTAGAAGTTTCTGCAAAATACAAATCAGATTCGTTGAATCTAAATTCTGTACCTTCGGTTAGTGTTTCTACTGCAGTAAGTGACTTACAGGGAGTGATAAAAAATCTATCTCCTGCAGTACCACAAACTATAGGGGCAGCTAGCACAAATACTATTTCGACTGGTTAATTCATGTGGGATATATAAAAAAAGATCCCACTGAATGGCTGATCCTATATTAGATAAAGCATCGTTTCAACTCGTTAGAACTAATCCAAAACTAACCACAAATGTGAAGTTAGTAGTTGATAGTTCTGGGAATTTGTACTTAGATTCGTTTAATGCAAATTCAGACTTGTCAAATAATATTTACAAGGCTTATAACATAGATCCGAACTCGTCTTATGAAAGAGATGTTTTCAATTTCTATAATCAAAGAAACTTACCTCAGTCCTTGGCATATTCATTGTTTCAACAGAACAATGATATTTCAGTTCTCCCCGAGTATGATGATCAGTATGAGAGTTTTTATACGGGTGGAGCTGAATCTATATCTTCGGAATCTTATGCCGAAGATTTAGGTGTTTTAGCACCAATTTGGCTAGAAGAACAAATTCCTGACTATTTTGTTATTTTCAGAACTAATGGACCTGCTAACGTAAATTTAGTTAATCAAACAGATCCTAATTTTGATGTAGATTCTGCAACAGGATCTTCTGAATTTTCTCAGAATATTCTCGAAAATTCTACAATAATTAAAACTTTTGATTTAACTGCAAATTCAAGCATTGGAAAGTATCTTAGAAACTATAGAAGTAATCCTCTCTTTCCTCAGTCTTCTCTTTTTGTGACTAATCTTCCAGATGAACCTGTTTTATTTAGAGGAATTTCTTATGATAAAGGCGGTTTTGTAGAGAAGGGAGATCTTTTGTACAGCTCTCTTATAACAGAGGAAAAAACAATTATTGAAACTGAATATTTAATTTCATCTGGATTTGAAAGAAATGGAGTAATATGTGCAAATCTTATCAATCTTCAGTTTTTATTCAATGATGAATATTCAGATGAATATTCTATCAATAGATATTTCGGAATCTATGTTAGTGGTCAAAAAGAAGGTTCTTTCTATTTAGATTCGAATGCATTTTATCTAAATAGATTAGCAGAAAAACAAACTCCTAGAATTTCTTCTGCCGATGAAATATCTAACATAACAACAGAAAAGTTTGTAGTAACTAATCCAAACGGCGTTGTAATTTATGCAGATCCTTCTACTATAGAAACTGACACCGGATTTCCTGATCCTCAGCGAGTTTCAGAAGTAAATTCTTTTCTGTATGTAAAAGACAAATATGACAGTTTTCATACTCTTAAAAAAGGATCGAAATTTCCTGCGAATTCTCTAAGACTTTCTGATCAGAAAGCTGATTTAGGTGCTTTTACAGGTTTGGATTCTCCGCCAATTTCTTCTATTGAAGCAGAAAGACTTTCTAATAAAGGTGCGGCCGGATTTTATATTGAAATAAACAGTGGATCTGTAAGAAACGGACTTAATATAGAATTTTATGATGGGAATACAAGAACTCATATAATTTCTTGTAATTCTGCTGTAGCAACTACACCTGGAATTTCAAATCAATATTACTTCAACGGAAATGGTTCTTCTGTAGATATTGCAAATTCAATATTAGGAGCTATTAACTATTATTCTCCAGGAACTAGATTTTTTTCTGCATGTATTGTAGGTAACAAGATAATCATTTACTCCAGATATACAGGATCCAGATTTAATAGATTAGGATTTAAAATTACTGAAGTTGATTCTACTATTACAACTTACCCTTCTCATATAACTGATCAAGTAACTTCTTTCATTGGTGGATCGGATTCTTCTAATTCAAGAATTAAAGTAGAAAGATCCTCAAAGGATAGATTTTCTGGTAATCTGTATAAAGCAGGAGAACAAATAACTCAATATGTATCTGATGGTTTATATTTAGAAGAGCCAGTTTTTAATTCTTCTGGAAATATTATTGGATTTACCGGGGTAGATTCTTATTCAACTATTATTTTTGACAAACCCGGCGTTGAAATCACTTCAATTGGAACAGTTTCTAGTTATTCAGTCTTTAAGGCCGAATTTGGAAGACTTTCTATTTATCCGTTGCGAGATTTTGACTTTGATTTCTATAGTCAACAGTACAGCTTAATGGGTGAATTAATAGAAGAGCATGATTTTTACAACGAGTATGTTCTAGAAAATGGTGTTTTAGTTCCAGTAGAAGAGTCTTCTTACCCTCAGATTATCGATTTCTATACAAACGGTGGTTTTTCTGAACTTCAACCTATTCTTCGAAATGAAAGCCAACTTAATATTCAACAGTCACAAGAAATTCTTTCTGAATATGATAGACTGTTTGAAAATTATAACAAAAATTTGGCTTTACCTTCTAGAACGGTTCCTTATATTTGTAAATGGGTCTATGATGACTATGGAAAGGATGTTAGAAATAAAGCTTACAGACTGGATTATAGTCCAGCCTTCGGTATCTACAACTTTTCTCCGTCGGATAAAGATTTTACGCAAAATCCACAGGCATTCACTCATGAATGGTACTATCTTTCAAAGGTACCTTATTATTTTGATGAAGTAAGTCTTTTAGAATCATGGAGCTATTTCAACGAAACAGTTGATGACAATCAAGGTTCGACTCTTGGATTTTTTCAAGATGTAACTACTGACAATTTCGTTAATTACTTTGTTGTTGATAATCTGCATAACGATTTATATGATGCTTACTTCGACAAGGAGATAAGATATTCAAGATTTAGTAATGGAAATTCTGCTAACTTTGCAGAAGCATTTTTTAGAGGAGTTAAAGTAATCGGAAAAAAGAGATCAGAAAGCACGACAGTAATAGATTTTAATCTCAATAATATTAAGTTCACAACTCCTGATTATTTTAATGATTACAAGTTTGCGGCCATATTAATTCCAAACAGACCAGACAAACCTTCTACGCAGATAAAGGTAATTGAAAATAAGAAATGGAAAACGATTACTCTTGTGATTTTCTTGACGATAGATTATCAAGAAATTTTACCTGGTAGAGATATAGAAGTTATTGATAGGACTCTTCTATATTGTCTTAAAGATAAAATTTCGCCTAATCTCGATGGAGACTTTTTCCCTCAAACGTCAGCAGGTGAATACTTATACGAAGATTCAGTACTGAATGGTGCTATAAATTTCGCAACTTCAAAATTTGATAACGCAGGAGGATACTATGTAATGAGAGGTACTCTGAGTTCTGTAGGAGTTGCTCCTAAATTTTCTCGGGATATTCAACTTGGCCCGGATGGAAAATTTAATGATATTGAATTTACTATCGATTCTGGGCCCGATGCAGGGGTTTATTTAATTTCTGGTATTTTAGCAGTTATTAACGATTCAACGTTTCATGCTACTACAATAACTAAAAACGGGCTTCCTTTTAATCTGCCTTATGTTCCTTCTGATATTTTAAGCTTCACTGGAGCTACCTATTATGTCGTGTTTGGTGGATTTAATCTGTTTGTACCTATTATGAATTCAGTTTCGTATGCAGCAATCAGCTCGGCTATAAATAACGGAGATCCTGGAATTATCTATGAAACAGTAGAAACTGATGGGACTTTATCTTACAACCAATTTGTTCTTGAATTGAGATCTCAGGATTTCTTTATGAAATCTGTGTATTTAGATCCAATAAGAGATCCTAATAAACCAACCAGCTTTAATTTACAGAATACGATAGGTTATGAATTAAACTTATCTTCAAATTCAAGAGTAATTCCTTTCTTTAGACATAGCGGAAGATTTAATCCTAAGTTCGTTGATGTTTTCAAATTTTTAGATCCTTATCTAGCTGAAGAGACTGATAACACGGCAACCCAAGGAGGGTCAGATCTAATTTACAAAGAAAAGGTATTTAATTTGATGAGATACAAGAATACTCAACTAGATCCTGCGTTCGTCTATTTTGGAAAAATTAGAAATTATTTCTATCACAAAGTTAATTCTATTAATGCTGGCGGAATCTTGGAATTATCAGGAAGTTCTTCCTTTCAAAGCTTATATCCTCTTATTAATGAGGTGGCTATAAACAAAAGAGATAGTTTTTATATCTTCTCTTCGTCGTGGGATCCTGGATATTTTACTACAAATCTTACTAAGGCTTCTTCTGTTCTTTCGCCTGGAACTTTTTCATCCCTTGAAAAGAAATCTTTTGCTGGATCTAAATATGTAAAAGTTCCACAGAACTTTTTATTAGAAGAATTTCTAGAAAATGAATATAGAGTTACTGTAACCGGTTCTCAGGTTTCTATTTATTTGGATGTCCAGGGAGCACTTGTTAGATATTTCTACTCAAAAACTTCTGACCTTTTTAGAAAATACGTGAATCCTAATTTTACACTCTTTTCTGATTCTAGCGTAGAAGAATTTGCGAAATCTTATATTAGAAAAAATATACTTCCTCTCTATAAAATAGAAAATATTAACTTCTATCTAAAGGAATCTCGATCAGTAGAACCCGATAATTACCAACCTTTTCAAATTTCTAACTCCGAAAAATTAGCAGAAGGTTTAAGAATTGTGAAGAATTTCACTGTGAATTTTAAAGATCCGAACCAGTTTAATCTGGATTTGATATATATTAAAAAATCAGGCTTCTCAATTTCTGCAGGTGCAAGTTTGACTATAACAAAAAAATGATAAATGGCTATAGTAATTAAAGAAATACTGGCTTCTGACACCATTTCACAAGCTTCTGATAAAATTAATTTTAATTTTGATCAGTTTTTAATAAATGGCGGAGGTCCTCCAGGGCCACAGGGACCTTTAGGTCCTATCGGACCTGCAGGAGTCAGAGGAAGTTTATGGTTTGATGGTAGTGGTGCTCCATCTTCAATAACCGGTGAAGAGGAAGGCGATTATTATCTAGATGTAGATAATGGCGATGTTTATTTGTATAATGGAGTAACCTGGTCATTAGAAGGAAATATTCAGGGTCCTCAGGGTCCGGTAGGGCCGCAAGGTCCGGGGAATATTCTTTTTGAAATAGATGGAACAAATCCAGATGTAAACCCAGCTAACCTTTTTTACAGATATAGATTCATTAATGCGAATTCCGATCTTTATACAAATACAGGTCTTTATGCTTCTCAGAGTTTACTAGTAGGTGGTTTCCCAATCGGTACTAATTCTGATGAAGGTATTTCTAGCTCGTGGGGAGAAGTAACTGATGTATATTCTAATCAAATCAATCCTGCTTCTGGAGTTCTCTTCGTTCATATGCCGGTTGCTACTTCTGGAAAAAATATAATTCTTTCCAGGATATTAGGAGATGGAATAAACACGTACAATACTGATGATATTACAGAGATGGGTAGTATCAGCGTTGACGACTATGATTCAGTTTTTATTGAATCAAATAGAATTATCAATAGTGCAGATTTATATGCCCAAAGCGTAGGACTAAAGATTGCTTCTTATGACAGTGATCTTCAGCTTTTGTCAGGAAGAAATATCAATATTTCTACACAGACTCCTACTACCCCTTATGGTAGTTCGATATTCGGTGCAGATACTGGGAATGGAATTATTACGATTACTGCTTTAGAATCAATTGCCTCGGGATATACTGGATCTGCTGTAAGATTACAGAAAGGTTCTGGATCTACTTATGGTCATGCATATATTTCGTTAGGAACAAGTAATCCCGCAGTACAACCTGCATCAGGTGATGGTTCTATCTTAATTACAAATACAACTGGAGATTCAATTACTGTAGATTCAAGTGGGGCACTATTCTTAGTTTCTACTGATGCTATGGATATTGTTTCTAGCGATGATATAACGTTAGATGCTACCGTAGCTCTTAAACTTACTGCACCTACTATAGTTTTAGGTGATGGTGATCTGGAAACAGGTGGAAAGATTATTCTAGGAGCTGATACTCTTGGTGGTAGCTTTACTACTGGGCAATTATTTCTGGTAAGAGAAACAAGCAATTCGGTGAACACCGTAGTTGCTCAAAGTGGCTATGATTTTGTATTAAAGTCAATCAATTACACAGGAAATGTTTCAATACCAGAGGGTGCCAGATATGGTAGAATTGTAGGTCAAATTAATACGTCTACTGGTGGAGTTCTGGATAATTTGGCAGGAATATCTTTCGAAGCCGATTCTGGAGCTTCTTTCTCTGGACAAATAAATTCAAGAATAAGATTCTCTGTTTCTAGAAACACAGTTGCTGCATTTGAACAGAGGCTTGAACTAAATAAGAATGGTCACCTTAAATTTCTTTGGGATAGTTCTAAGTCTGCAGGCTCTGAAAGAGATGCTAAGATCTTTATGCAAAGCGGAGACTCTACCGAAGGTGATGGTGCTCTATTGACTATAAAAGGTTCTGATTCTTATATGCCCGGGAGTGGTTTTAGCGCTTACAACGGTGGGGGAATTATTATTGAAGGTGGCGATGGATATGGTGCAGGATTTACTCTGGGCAAGAAAGGTAATATCTATCTAAACCCTTGGCGGTTATCTGGTGGAAGTAGTCAAGACTCTTATGGTGTTAAAATTGGTGGAGATACTACCACCGGAATTACTGCTTCTCTTGCGATCTATCCAATGAGAAGTGGAGGCACTACATATGCAACTGACACACACAGTGTACAGATTTACGATGGTTCGGGTGTAGAAAGATTCGGAATTAAAAATGATGGTAGTCTTTCGGTAGGTTTAAAATTCCCAGCCACTCAAGTCGCTTCTGCAGACGCTAACACTCTAGATGACTACGAAGAAGGAACATGGACTCCTAGTATGACTACGGGATCTGGATCCGTTACATTCAACAGTACTAGCGGTACTTATACGAAAATAGGTAGAATGGTAACTGCTACTGGATATTTGCTTGTTTCAGCTAGCACAGGTAGCGGATTTTTAAGAATAACTAACTTACCTTTCGCATGTGCAAACTCTAATTCAGCAGAAAGTGCAGCTGCACTCTATTTTGATGTGGTAAACTACGGTGGAACAGTTACCGGTCTGATAGGTCATGTAGTTGCTAACACTTCATACATCTTAGTAGAAGCGAATGATACAGGTTCGGGTACCAATGCAGGTGGAATGTTGGCTAATGGAACAACGATTAGAGTAACAGTAACATATATAGTATAAGATGACAAATATTGAACTAAAAGAACTAGAAGACAAAACGATAGCCTGTAAAAAGATGGTTATTGAAAATGACGATACGATTAGCATCGAAAGATTTTGTGTTGAATACACTGAAGATGCCGAAGAGCTTAATCTTATCAAGCAGAAAGTGGGAGTTAAATCTTATCATGAAATCATTTCAATTTGGAATAAAATATGACACAACAAGAAAGAGAACAAGTAATGAGCATTGTCTATGAATATGGATTAGCTTTCAACAAACTTGAAGCTGCACAAAAACAGATGAAAATGCTTAGTGAAAACGTAACTAACATAGAAGGTGAAATAAATGAAATCAGAAAAAGGGAGCAAGACCTTATTTCTAATTTAAGAGAAACCTACGGTGAAGATGTAATTACAGCTGATTATCTTTTCAATGAAATAAAAAAATAAAAGCGGATGGCTTTCGATTTATCAAAATATGTTCAACTGTATGATGGAGTACTTTTAGAGTACATCTACACGAATCATTCGTCTCCAGAGACTTTTAACACTCTGGATCTACCTATTGAGTTGATGCGGGATAGTTATACGGGTGGTACATATCTTTTTAATCCTCCTGCATATCAAAGTCAAACTGGAAATGTAAGAGGAAATAGCTCTGCTGCAATCAATTCAACAAAAACAAGATTTGCTTCTCTTATTACAAACCGAAGCATATCATACAACGATGTTGATTCAAATTTAACACCAAGCGCTAATCTTCTTCAAACTTTTTCTCCTAATATTGATGTTGAATATGACACAATTAGACTTCATTTCGCATCAGGCTTAGATTTTAGAGGATTTGATGGTTTTGTTATAGCTCTTACAGTACAGAGAAGAGATGGCTTGGATTTAAACTTAGCTAATATTAATTTTCTAAAAAGCGATACTGCTACATTCAATCCTAATCCCTTTTTGTTAGGTGAGAGAGTATATGCATCTTACTTAGAGTTTAAAATTCCTTCAGCTTATTATATGCTGGAGAATTTTTATTCAAATCCAAGCAGTACAAACACTCTAGGGTATAAATTTACAGAAGCGAAGGGGTTTATAAAGACTACTACCATTGATGCAACAATTAATGGAATTTCTTCAACATACACCAAAGACGGATTTCCGGCATATGAAACTCAAGTTCTTAGTAGAAGCACAATTTCTACTACTGATGAATTTAATTTATTAGCTGCAACTATCGAAGAATCAACTCTGGGTGATTTTTTCGAAATGTACGGAGAGTACAACGGAGTTATTTATGAAGATTTTATGGCAAGCCTAAACTCTCAACCTAATTCTAGCTGGATAGTATTTCATAGTGTAGTTACTCAAGAACAGATAGGTACTTCTTTTGTAGAAACTGCAGAACAGACTTTTACTCAATTAGATAATTTTGATGTTCCTATCAGATTTAGACCTATCATATTGAACTCTGCTGTTGCTGTATCTTTTGCTCTTGATTATACGATGAGGATTTATAATAGAGCGAATGGAACTCAAATTATTAGAAAATCGAGAATAATTTCTACAGATGTCGGAACTTATGGAAGAAGACTTAGAAGAATTAATCTGGGTACAGTTCCTACGGTGGTAAAAGTTTATAATGAACTGCCTAGAGATAATGGAGAAAATATCATCATAAATGATGTAATAAATGTACAGAGAAGTATCACACAGGGTACAAGTCCAGTTGCAAATACACCTGTTCAAACTCAAATAGTTCCAGTAACAGTATTTAGAGATAAAGGAGCAGTTACTGCTAAAATATCTCCAGTTAAAGTAGAAGTTCGTAATGGCAATTGATACTAACATACCGCAAATTAAAACTCCGATTAATTACATTTACACCGCAAGAAATCTTGCGATAAATGATATTTCTTATTCGGATGGTGATGGAACTCTAACAGTACCTCGGTTTGACAGTTATGTTATGTTTGATTTCGATCAAACTGATTTAAATGGTCAAAAATTTGAAGTTGATTTTTCAGGAATGGGGGATGCTTATCTCTGCTTTGTCGATAATAATATCGAAGTAAAGATAAAAAATCTGAATAATATTGAGAATATCAATAAGGGATTAGGTCAAGTAGTTTTTAAAATATCGTCTGATGATTCGAGAAAAATATATGGAATGCAGACTAGATATTTCTTTGTTACTACGAAGATCACTCAATTAAATTCAGTTACTGAAGAAACTGTAGTATATTCAGGCATCTGGCAAAAATCAGGTGAAGGAGAAAGAATTACATTCGAAAATCTAATAGCTACAAAAAATGCAGAATATAATAACTTGAATGAGACTTATAAATCTGCATATGAATCTTCTGAAAAACAACAGAACATATTAAACAATTCTGCTTCGATTCTAGAAGAAGAAAAGAATAAAACTAAGATTTTAACTGATTCAATCGCGAGAGTTCAAGGGGAAATTGAAAAATCTCGCAAAATTGTAGTAACTACTGGATCAACTACAGGTTCAAATACAGGAACTCCGGGGGGAACTCCAGATCCTAATGCAGTAACTGCTACTGTACAAGGAGTTACTAACGATGAAGAAAAAGTAGTAGTAATTGATCACACTTTTTTTGGTGACAATGGAACTACATCTAGAAAGCTTGCAAAGCTTAAATTTACGTCGAGTATGAATACTTTGTTTGCTTTAATCGATAATAGTATTTTAATTCCGAAACCAAGTTTAGATACGAGTATTAAAATTACATCTAGCCAGTATAACAAATATCTTTCTACTTCAAAACAAACTTCAAAGCTAATGAAATATTATTCAGTAGAATTTACAGATTCAACTTTGAAAGTTACGATAATGAAGAAGTACAAAACTGATTTTCTTCACTTTGCGGGAATTGAATATCTGACTGCAAATATTGAAGATATTGGTGGCAGCAAGCAAATTAAATGTTCATTAAAAGAAGCATTGGATAATATAGATGAAATTCTAACAGATTCCGGTCAAGGTAAGATAAAAATTAACGTATGATTTTAGCTATTTCTCCATTTTCTAATTTCTTTACTTTCACTATACAGAAAAGTGACGGTGGGACTCTGTCTTCTATTAATCTAGAAAATATTAAGCAAGCTTATCTTGTTTTTGAAGATGGGCAAAATATAGTAAAGGTCGAGTCATTAATTTTGAAGAGTAGAGAAGGTTTAAACGAAGGAGTTGTAAGTTTTTTAATTGAACAGACAGATGCTCGTAGAATTAGAAAATTCAATACTAGAAATTACGTCTTAACGATTTTAGAACAGAGAATAGATGGAGTATTAGATGAATCTCCCATCTATGAAAACTCTTGGATTCTTTATGAAAAGAAGGCAGAAAACTCATACATCGCTAAAAATATAAAACTCACTACTCAAATAAACGAATTAACGGTGAAGTTGAATGCCTTGAATACAAATATTGAACAGCTTAAGAATGAAAATTCCTCGATACAATCAGAAACTCTGACTGTAAGAGAAAAAAATTCTGGGTTACAAGCTACTTTAAATCAGAGAGAATCTGAGCTAGCGAAACTCTTAGCTTCACCAAATAATAAGGGAGCTAATGCTTCTACTAATGCATCAATAAATTAATAGAAATGATACAGTCAGCTAGAAGTAATCAGTTTAGATTTAATTTTCCAAGAACTTTTGTTCCGCGGGTTATAGTAGATAAATACAAACCATATTTGCAAAGAATCCCGGGAAATATTGTCTATGAGCCGATCGATTTTATTAATTATTCAATACAGAGTCTAAGCTTTGTAGGATCTTCCTATGATTCAGTAGAACAAATTGATAATCCGGGAGTTAAAAGACAGTACAGAGGTAGTTTACCTACTGCTGAACTATACGGAAAAGAAATAACAGTGACATTTCAGTTGTTTGATGGTTTTTTTAATTACTGGATGATGACAGATATCTTTACTTATTACTATAATTTAGGTGGTCAGACTCCTTATACACCAGAAGGAACTAGAGTACAATTTTTAGACTCCGAAGGAAATATTATGGTTACTGCAGGATTAGAAAGAGTTTTGTTTTCGAGCATTGCAGACTTGGAGCTGAATTTTTCTTCTAACACTGCAGAGTTTGTAACATTTGATTGCACATTCATCTATAATAAGCTAGACATTAAGCTTGAACTTCAGTAATATATAAAACAAATCAATCTCTTATGAGAACATTTAGCGAATACATCAACGAATCTAACGAAAAAGAATTTAAACTTTTCGAATCTTCGATACATGAAGAACTTACTCCTGAACAAGAAGCAAAGATTAACGAAGCTCTTGAGAAATTTATGGAGAAATATGAAGAAGGATATACTTTAGAAGAGCTTTCAGAAGAAATGACTAACGAAGGAATCATCGGTTCTATTCTCGGTGGTTTAACTGGATTTGCTCTAGGTAGCACGGTTGGAAAAATGATAGCTAAAATTTTAGGAGTTGAAAAAGGTATTTTTTACGACATGTTAACCAGTAGACTTGTAGGAGCAGCTCTTGGAGCTTCTTTGGGCAAGCGAATTATATGAGATACGTAGGTATAGATTTTTCAATTAATAGTCCAGCAATCTGCATTTTAGAAAAAGATGCATATCACTTTGTAGGATTTTACAACGAAGAGGGAAAAAAGTTCGAAAAGAAAGACCCCTCTGATTATTCATATCACAGAAAGCTTCTTTCTCTCAAAGATGTAGATATCATACATTTCAGCAGAAGAAAAAAGAATGAAAATTATTCTGTCGATCAAAGACAAAAAATCGAAGACAGTCACACTTTAGGGAAGCTAATAGCTGAGAATATTGGTTCCGAAAAAAATAAAGTAGGAATCGAAGGTTATAGCTATGGTTCGAAGGGAAATAGTTTTATAGATCTTATCTCTTTCAATTCTGTAATGAGACATGTATTGTACACGGATACGGATTCAGAGATTTTTGTTAGAACACCTAGTCAAGTTAAAGGATTAGCTGGAAAAGGAAATGCAAATAAGTCAATGATGTACGAATACTTTTGTCAGAATACAACGAAGGATCCGAATCTAGAAAAGTCTTCTTTTTGGAAATGGTGTATTGAACAGAAGTTCGTCGGAGAGATTCCGAAACCTATAGATGATCTGATAGACTCTTATTTTATCTCTAGATCTGTTCAGTAGAGCTCTGTAGCTCTTAGAGTCTTTCCTTCCCAAAACTTCAGATAAATTTTATAGTATGCGATCTGAGAAAGTTTACTGATCTCGTAAAAAAAATTTATTCCCAGAAAAAATAAACTTTTCATCGTTTCCGGATATATATTATGTAAGGTTTTTTTAAGGGCAACTTTTATTTTTTATGGCAATTCGCGGCAAGTCTAAAATTTTTTAGGAGCTTTTTTAAACTTCTTACGGCAAATCTTTATTAATTAAACAACAAAAAAGGCAAATTAAAATGGCAAATGAATTCGACATTTTCAATCTAGGGGTCAATGACATTGACACCTACACAAGAGAAGCTTCCGGCGGAAGTGATCTCTTCAAACCCACAGCAGATCAAGGTAAAGACGGAGTCTACAAAGCATTAGTTAGATTCGTACCTAATCCAAAGAATCCCCAAAAATCAATTATTAGAAAATTTGTTTATTGGCTGGAAGATGGTGCAGGTAACGGAGGTTACTATGATTCACCTTCTACAGTAGGAGAAAAATGTCCTGTACAGGATCTTTTCTTTAAACTGAGAAATTCTGAATCGGCAGTAGACAAAAAGATGTCTGAAAAACTGAAAAGAAGAGAAATTTTCTATTCTTTAATTCAGATTATCAAAGACTCAAACAGTCCTGATCAAGAGGGTTCTATTAAAATTTTCAAGTACGGTTACAAAATTAAAGAAAAAATTGATGCCGAGTTGAATCCAGAGTTTGATGAACCTACACAGGTTTTTGATTTATTCGAAGGTAAAAACTTTGAAATGATCATCACCAAACAAGCTGGTTACAACAACTACGACTCATCAAAATTTCAAGGAAAAAGAACTCCAATTTTGGTAAACGGAAAAGCAGTTGAAAAAGATGCAGAAGGTAGAAAGCAAATTTTAGAATATCTAAATTCTTCTCCTTCTCTAGATTCTTTTGACTACAAACCTTGGGATGATGCAACTCGATCTAAAATTGAAGATATTTTGAATCAATATAGATCTCCAGGTTCAGCAATATCCACGGTCTCTTCCAAGAAGAGCCAAACTTCTGAATCCGCATCATTTGATAGTTTTGGTTTTGATGAACCTAAAGCTTCGGCACCTGCAACTTCAACTTCATCGGCATCTGAAGAAGATTCGGATGATCTAGATGAATTCTTGAAGGGTCTTGACATCTAAAAATGCCAACAAAATTGTCTACAGACAAAATAAGTCGGGAAGAGATAACTCTGAAGATTGAGCAGGTCTTAGACAGATGTCACGGCAATTTAGAAAAAAGAAGAGCAAGAGAATCTCACAGCAGGCTTAATTTTGCTTGTCCATATTGCGGAGATTCTTCTTCAGACATGAGAAAGAAGAGGGGCAACCTATACTGGGAGTCCCTCTCTTTCCATTGTTTTAATTGTAATAAACATCGAGATCTAGATGCATTTTTACGTGATTTTGATAATGGCTTCGAAGGAGAAAAAAGGCTAAGCTTAGTAAATTTCTTGAGAGAAAGAGCTACTTACAACATACCTAAAACTCTAGACTTTTATCTTTTTCAGAAAATAGAAGAGCTCGCAATTACCAAAGCAGAATTATTTTCTGCTCTCAATGTTTATCCGATAAATTCAAATACAAAACGAGCATATCCATATCTACAAAGCAGACTGTTAACTCATCGCCTTGAAAATTTTGGATATGATCCAAAGAGAAGAACTCTATATGTATTTAATTTTAATTCTGATAAAACTAAGATCATAGGTTATCAGACTCGTTATTTAGAAGATTCTGCTTCCAAATATTTGAGTTATAATCTTTTTAGAATGAGAGAAAAATTGAATCAACCTGAAGTAGAAATAAATGATACTGATAAAGATTCAATAAATAGAATATCAATGCTGTTTGGTATTCTGCAAATAGATCTTTCTCGAATCTTCACCATCTTCGAAGGCCCCATAGATGCAATGTTTATGAAAAATTCTTTGGCTTTAACTGGAGTAAGCAAAAGCACATTTAACTTTGATGAACTTGATTCTGTAAGGTACATGTTAGATAATGATTATGAAGGAAAGAGAAAAATGGTTGAAAAACTAAAACTTGGAAAAAAGGTTTTTATGTGGAGAAAGTTTATTGAAGAAAATAGACTCTCTAGACATAAAATTAAGGACTTAAACGATTTAGTTAAAGTTGCATATAAAGAAAAAAGAGATGTTTTGAGAGAAATCAATCTTTATTTTACAGATAACTCAAAAGATCTAATATATGTATGACAAGGTAATGGAAGATCTCGATAAATTTTTCGATGAAAAAAATAATAGAGATAAAAAATTGAAATTTTTTGTTGAAATCGAGACTTCTGATGTTAATATAGAAGAACACCCCTTTATCTTTCCAGAACCAATCCAAAAGAAAAAAACTATAGTCAGGGTTGCGACTAAAAGAAAGGGTAAAGATAGCAAAGATAATCTATTCTAATGAATCGTGAAGAACTAGAAGCAAAAACTCTTGAATTAGAAGAAACTCTAATCCGCGACAGAGATAAATGGAGCAATAAGATTAGAGAACTTATTGCTATGATGAAGAATGTAAATGACATTCCAGAAGCACAAGTATATATGCTTTCTTATCGTCAAATGCTACTTGATTCTATTTCTTCTTTTCAAACAAGCTTATACAAAAAGAATGTTAGCTTTGATACTTACTATAAAAAGAAATTTAGAGAATACACTCTAGATTACGACATAAAATTGAACGGAGGTGAAAAGGAAAAGATGATTAGAGCCGATTTAACCCTCGTTCAAAGACAAATACATCTTCTGGAATCTCATATTGATTATTACAGGGAGTGCATCAGAACTCTAGATAATATGGGGTTTGCTATTAGAAATAGAATAAGAGTTGCAGAAGAGTTTTAAAAAAATAAAGAAAAATGGATTTAAGACTTTCTGATGATAAGAGATTTTTAATCATTGAAAGTTGTACTGAAATGGAGTACGAACAGCTAAAGCTGTCTCTGACTAAAAAGATCGATGGCTGGAGATTTCACCCTCTAGTTAAAAAGAAATTATGGGACGGAAATATCAGTTTCATAAAAGGAAATAAAATTCCGGCAGGTCTCTGGAAAGAGGTACTCGACATTGGCCAAGAATATAGTTTCGTGGTTAATATGAAAGGTACAACTATACTTTTTGATTCTGAAATCAAAGAAGAAGAATTTATTGCATGGGCAACTGAATTCTTCAAAAAACATCCTAAATACAAACCGAGGGACTATCAAATTCAAGCAGCTTATAGAATTTTAAGATATAGAAGATGTCTTGCAGAGCTCGCAACATCAGCCGGAAAGACTCTTATATCTTTTATGGTAATTGCGTATTTGTTAGAAGTTTTAAAGAAAAAGAGAATACTCTTTATTGTTCCTAACGTATCTCTGGTTCTTCAAGCAACCGAAGATTTTGATGAATATAATTTAAAAGAGAGAGTACCTCTCAAAATTCAGCAAATTTACGCAGGTGCAAAAATTAAAGCAAGTTCTAATATTGTAGTTGGAACATATCAATCTCTGGTCAAAAAGCCTGCAGATTATTATGAGAGCTTTGATGTAGTTATGATCGATGAAACTCACAAAGCAAAATCAAATTCAATAAGATCGATTCTTGATCAGTGCTGGCACTGTGATTATAGATTTGGTCTTTCTGGAACAATTCCTAAAAGAGGAACTGTAGACAGATTAACCCTGATGGCATGTACTGGGCCTCTTATCACAAATGTAAGTGCTAATTATCTTCAGCAAGAAGGCCACGTTTCTCTTTGTAAAGTTCATATTTTTGAAATGGATTATGCTTCTAACGAACAAAAAGAAGCTTTCTATTTCTTGTCAAAAACTCCAGAAGACAGAAAAAAGCTTTTTTCCCTAGAACAGAATTTTATAGTAGGTTCTTTAAAAAGAAGAGAATTTATCACTAAAGTAATTGCTAGTTCGACGAACAATAGCTTGGTTTTATTCTATCGAATTGAACAAGGAGAAGCCTTGTATAATGAGCTAAGACAACTTCCAGACAAAGAAGTCTACTATGTAGACGGCGGAACTGATAAGGATATCAGAGAAGTTTATAAGAAGAAAATGGAAGGTGGAGATAATGTAATTCTAGTTGCCTCATTTGGAACCTTTTCAACCGGTATCTCTGTACAAAACATTCATAATATCTTCTTAACCGAATCTTTTAAATCTGAAGTAATTATCAGGCAGTCTATCGGTAGAGGTTTGAGAAAGCACAGCTCAAAATCAATGTTGAATATCATCGATTTTGTAGATGATTTTCGCTACAATGAAGGCGGCAAATATTGGACCAATTACTTATATAAACATTCAGAAACTCGAATAGAGATCTACAAAGACCAGAAGTTTCCGTATGAAGTGAAAAAATTCAAATTCTAAAGATATATAAAAAAAATTATTTTTAAGGATGCAACCAATACAGAAATTTTCTGATTACTTCAAAGGTTATCAGACTACACAAGAAGCTATTCGCGAAGCAGATCTTCAAAAAGAATACGGTGAAGTTTTCATGTCTCTTTTGAAAAAATATGGAGTTAGTAGTCCAGCAGAGCTAGACGAAGAAAAGAAGAAAGAATTTTTCGATGAAATCGGAGGTCTTTATAAAAAGGGAGAAGGTCAAACTGCTAAGGGCGAAGAATTAGTAGACACTGAAAAACCTGAGCCCGTTAAAGAAGAGGAAAATGAAGAAGAGGAAGAAGAAGACGAAGAAGGTGTGAAGATTCCTAAAAAGAAAGACGAAGAAACAGCTGCAGAAATAGAAGCAGAAATCGATGATATGGGTGAACCTAAAGATTCTGAAGATAAAGGAGATGAAGTTCCTAAAGACTCAGAAGAAGTCGAGGTAGAAGTTGAAGAAGAACCTGCAGCACCAGAAGCTGGAACTGAGGTTGATAAAGAAGAAGATAAAGAAACTGACAAAGATATTGAAGCTGAGATTGATGCAATGGGTGAACCTAAAGATTCTGAAGATAAAGGAGATGAAGTTCCCGCCGATGCTGAAGAAGTTGAAGTAGAAGTTGAAGAAGAACCTGCAGCACCAGAAGCTGGAACTGAGGTTGATAAAGAAGAAGATAAAGACACAGCAAAAGAAATCGAAGCTGATAAAGTTGAAATGGGTAAACCAAAGAAAGCTGTTATGAGTTTTGATGAATTTGTTTCTTCTAAGAATGAGTCTACTACCAAAGGAGAAGAATCCGAATTAGAGGATGAAGATTTGGATGATGTAGACGATCTTGGGTAATCACAAAAAAATGAAATGAAGCACATTAAACTATTTGAAGAATTCTCGGCCACATTCGAGGCTCAAACCAAGCTAACACCTGAGCAAGAGAAGTTCTTAAATAGGTCAGTAGGAGGAACTTGGTCTTTGAATCCTCAGACAGGACTTGTTGATGTAGATGGCTATGTCAACTGTTCTAATGAGGGTCTACAAGATCTTAAAGGCGTCAGATTCGGGAACGTAAGTGGGAGTTTCTCGTGCAGCTATAATAAGCTCACAAGTCTGGCAGGAGCACCACAGACCGTTGGTAAGGATTTCCATTGTGATATGAATAAGCTCACCTCACTGGTGGGAGCACCACAGGCTGTTGGGGGGATAAATGCCTTTACTGTATCAGGCACTACGGGGAGTTTCTGGTGTATGAACAATCAGCTCACCTCACTGGTGGGAGCACCGCAGGCTGTTGGCGGGGATTTCCGTTGTCATAACAATGTGCTCACCTCTCTAGAGGGAGCACCTCAGACCGTTAAATGGGGTTTCCTTTGTAGTAACAATCAGCTCACCTCTCTAGTGGGAGCACCAAAGACCGTTGGTAAGGAATTCGATTGTAGTAACAATCAGCTCACCTCACTGGTGGGAGCACCTCAGAAGGTTGGTGACGAATTCGATTGTAGAAATAATCCTCAACTTACCTCATTAGAAGGAGCGCCGAAAGCAAAGAGAATTGCTAGTGATATTAATAAAACCACGGTGGCTCCGCGGTCTTTTTCTATTGCCAGCGAATTCGAGGATTATGAAAATGGCAAAACTTATGATCTACAGGGTGAATGGGAAGATTTTAATTTTTCTGTTAAAGGAGACACCGTAATCTTTTCTGGTAAAGCTTATATAGGTGATGTAAAAGGAAGTTATAGTGATAAAAGGGGTTTAGAAATGACCATGATGGTTGATATATTCACATTTGCAGATTGGTTTAAAGATAATCCTGTAAAGATCATATATAGAGTCAACAAAATCAAACCTGAAGATGTAATTGGTGATATTCATAACACCCTTGCCGCAATTAATGACTCTGGGACTGATTGGGAATCAGTAAAAGATGTTAGTAAATTTCTTAGAGATAATGGATTAAAAACTACATCTAAAATATTAGAGCCTGAAGATTAATCAAAATTGATTCTAGATAAAAAAGAGGTCACCTATGGCCTCTTTTTTTTGTTTACATAATTACTTATTATAATAAAAAAAGAATGCCCTAAAATGCACGAGAATGAATTCGATGATTTTAATTGGTTCCCTGACCATCCCTTCAGTCAGCCCGCTAAACCTATTACAGGAACTATATCGGGAGAATCCCTGGAAGATGCTGGTATGTTGTCTATTTCTGAATCAGACAACCAGAAAGCAAGTCGACAAGATCCGTGAAGAATTTTTCTTAAGATATCCGTCTCCTCAAGATCTATTAAAAACTGGAGATGAAGAAATTGAAGATCTGATCAAATCTCTAGGGTTTAAAAGAGTTAGAACACAAAGACTAAAGAGATTCTCTCTAGAATTTATTTCTAAAGAATGGAAAGAACCTATTGAGTTACATGGAATAGGGAAGTATGCCCAAGAATCTTGGGAAATATTTCAGAAGCTCAACTTCAATGTTCAACCTACAGATGGAGCTTTAATCGATTATTTGAACTGGTTGGAAATATATAAAACAAATGGCAGGAATTAGTACATTAGATTCTTTTTACAAAAAAGAGGGAAAAGAAAAACTAGATAATCTTCTCAAGAATTATGTAGTGATAGTTGAGAAGTTTTCAGCTTGTAATTTTTACATTCAAAGATCGGGTGATCAGGTTTCTTTTTATAAGAAAGATGATCAAAACATGATAGGACTAATAGATAGAACTTTTACGCAATTATACGAAAAGGCTATTTCCCATTTTTTGAAATTTGACTCTACGGACTTTCCAGAAAACTATAGATTTGGTTTTGAATATTTTCCAAATAATAAACCCGGAGAGATTGAATATATCAGTATTCCTGAAAATTCTTTAGTTCTAACGAGAATAATGATTAAAAATTCAGCAGGTAAAACTGTAAAAGTAATTGATGATGATAAAGTTCTAGAAAACTGGGCGAGCATTTTAGACGTTTCATACAACACTCCAATTTTTTCTGGTGAGCTTTCTGATAAACAGAGAAATACTCTTGTAGAAATGGTGATTAATTCTTCAGACAATGTAAAACGTAAATTTCTTTCTCTTTTTGAATCATATGAAGCACCAGCTCAAAGTGACACTTTCGATTCATATATCTTTAAAATTGTTTCACCGGGATCTGTTAAAAAATATAAATTTGTAGATGTTTCTGTTCCTCTCACTGAAAAAACTTCACAAGAAGCAAGACGAGGTTCTGTGGATTCCGTTTCAATTTTAATCTTAGATGTTTTAGATTTTATCGAAAGTGAAGGACTTCCTCAACTGTTATCGGGCTCAAATGACGAGGAAAAATACATTGATCTTATTTCCCAACTGTACAATAGGTACATGAGTAAATATGAGAGTGGAGTTGCTGGAATGACTTTTGATAAAAAGGACTTTGCAGATTCTCCAGAGTTTGATGTTAATTTAAACATGATTAAAAATCCAACAACTCTACGGTTTTTGGAAAAATCGGATACCAACAAGACTATATTTAAAATTCTTCTAAACTCATTTAGAAAGTATAGAGATACAGAAATGGCAAATGATGTCTTAACCCCACAGGTATTAAAAGACTTTAATCTTAGAGTTGATGAAATCAAATCTCTAAGCAAGAAAATCTCAAATGATATAAAGACCTTTTCTGAATTTGTAGGTGATATATAAAAAAATCCTATAAAATATGATAAGTAGTTTCGACGACTTTTTAGATGAAGGTAAAGTACAAGTTAAAAGACGGTATACTGAAAACTATCCGTCCAAACATGTTTATAGCGGAGCTAAAATCAGGAATGCAGTTCTTTCTGCAATTAAAGACGGCGTTGTAACCGAAGAAGAATTTCAAAAGATTTTAGACGAAGCTGGAGCTTCTAGAATTTGGAAATACAAATACAATCATCTTTTTGACGTCAACGAAGACGGCGTAAAACTTTCATCAAAAGGTCTTAAACTCTGTCCTGTTGAAAGAATTGAAGAAGCTGATAAGATTGATGAAGTTTCAACTTCAATAGCTCAACAAAGACTAATGGGAATGGCCTATGCCTTGAAAACGGGCGAAATGGACCCTGAGGATGCTAGTGATGAAGTAAAAGATTTAGCTAAAAACATGACAGTTAAACAGCTAAAAGATTTTGCATCTACCAAGCATAAAGGTCTTCCCTATAAAAAAGAAAATGAAAATCTTACATTACCAGATGTCCCCGGCATGGGAGCCGTTAAACTACCCGGAAACCCAGGAACATCTACACAGTTTGATAATCAAGAAACCGGATCTGGTGATATTCCTTACCCGATACCAAACAAGAAAAAAATGAAAAAAATGAAACTAATTCCAGAATCTTTTGAAGAGTTTTCAGAATCTCTAATCAATGAAGCATTTGCATCTTCTATTTTACAAAATTTAACTGCAGGAAAGTCAGATCTTAACAAGAAATTTTTTGATGCATTGTCAAGAATGGGAATTGCTGCATCCGATATTGAAGATGATCAAATAATTGAATTGAAAACCAGCGATGCCAAAAAATATACAAAGCAAAACCCCAATTCCATATTGATTTATTATTCTACTACAGAAAAGCCAAATCCGTTTGCTGGTAGTGGAGCATGGAGTAGTTCTAAAACTATCCCAGGTGATATGCCTTTAGCCGTTGTAAAAGATAAGATATACATGGGATTAAAATATGACAGATACTCTAGAGGAAGTAAACCAGAGTATTCTTTAGTTCAGAATCCAGGCGGCACTATAGGAATCGATAAAGCTGGAGGAACTTATGGTTCGGGATTAACGACATTAGATAAAATAGCAGCGGTGTCTGATATTGTGTATGTAATTGATCCTACTGTAATACCTTCTTCTTCTGCAAAAAGAGCAGAAAGAAAACAGTCTAGATCCGGAGCCACTGCATATGTTAGTGATAAAGATTTTAAAGCTCAAAATAAAGCAAGATACGATGTTATTCTAGCAGACAGAGCTTCTAAATTGCCACTAGATAAAGAAGTTGGTGAAGCTATCGATATTTTGGCTTCTCACATCAAAGATGCTATCTCTTCAGGAGCTAAAACTAGATATGGGGAAATCCTTATCGGTACAGATCCAAAAGGAAGAGAAATTAAAATGAGTGATGCCAGTAGCATCATGAGAAATCTTTTAGATGATTTTGGAAGATATGTAGATTATACAAATAAATCTGCAGAAGAAGGTAGTAGCAGATACTATGAAGCAGAATCTAAGCAATATGCTAAATCAGTTTCGGATAGACTTCGAAAAATTAAGAATAAAGACTATGCTTGGTAACTTTATGCCTGTGTAGCATCATACTCTAAATTTCTTTAAGCTCGGTTTAGGCCGAGCTTTTTTTTGTTAATTTCATAATAAGGTTAAACAATTGCAAGAGTTGTCATATAAATTTTATGGCAAATCAAGATAATACATGTTCGGATCTTCACATCGAAGATTTTTGGGAAAGAAGAACGCAGTTTACAACCGATACCCTTGGTGATATTTTAAATTTACAGGCAGAAACTCAAAAAAATATTTATGAATATGATTTTGAGAATATGTCTCTTCGCGACATTATGAATTTCTGGCACATGAATACTCATGCTATGATCGATGAAATTCATGAAGCTACAGATGCTTTAGGTGGAATTAGAGACGGTTCTGGAAATGCGATTTGGAAAAGATGGAAAAAAGACTATAAAAAATTCGAATCTTTGAAGTTTTCCGATTTAAGCGAAAATGATCAACTGGAATGTAAATTTGAAATTGTGGACATGCTTCACTTTTTTATGAATTATGCGGCTTCTATTGGAATGACTTCTCAAGAAATGTACAATATGTATATGAGTAAGAATAAAGAGAATAGAGAAAGACAAAAGCGAGGATATTAATGTTATTAGACATAGAACAGCGTGGTAAAGAACTTATCGTTTCTTATTACAACAAAGAAGGAAACACTGCCTTTAAAAAATATAAGCTACCTTCCGTTTCTAACTGGGCCGTATGTAATCCAAAAGACAAAGGAAAGTCCGAAGAATTTAAAAACTGGGATGGCCGACCAGTAAGACTGGCACCTAGTAAAGCTTATGATAAATATTCTCTAATTCAATTTTTAGAAAATTTACCAGAAGAAGAATCATTTGAAATTTTTGAATATTGTCTTCCAAAGATTTATTTTGTAGATATTGAGGTTGAAGTTACCGATTCTTTTCCAGAACCAGAAAG